TATTTCACAACCCTGGTCATATGATATTCACCTTCCTAAATTTAATATCAATTAGACTCCAGGTTTTGATCATTTTTTTACAGTGAGATTGAGCATCTTCGAGATTTTGGAAAACTTCATCTAATTTGCCGTTACGGAAAGTAATCCAGATACCATCATGGTCTGGATTATAACCTTCATATTCTTCCGGTTTCAATTCCGTTATAAGTGTCGGTCTCATCACAGAGCTCCAGTCCAACATACACGGGACAGATCGCCAGTCAGAACATTGCCGCGAGCAAAGTTCTTTGCAGGCTGGTGCCATGATGCTGGCTTTGCAATGTCACCGATCTTGAACTTACCGTGCGCTTCAATACAAATGAAAGAATGGACGGACTTTTGACCACAAGAGGTCTTGACAACCTTAATCCACTTGCGGCCGACCTTGAATTCCCAACCATCAGCGAATTTTTTGTACATTTCCAGTCTTACTGGATCTTCACCGGTGACTTCATGAGCAGTGTCTATCACTTTAGCCCATTTGGCATAGTCTGCATTACAGTGTGCCACATAACCTTCCAGTGTAGCGAGTACCTGTGACTTTGCGTCAACTACGGCGAGTGTTTCTTGAAGATTCATGATATAAGTTCCTTTTGGTTTCTGATTATGTCCTACCATAACATAAGTAGCTATAAATGGCAACAGCTAAATGATGAAATCTTCAATAGTATGTTTGATTTTCTCAATAATTTCAGGATCAGGTACCTGAGATTCATCCACATAAATTTCAACAATGATCTGCGGACCAAAATGGCCGTCATAATTGATTTGGCCAATCATCATATCCGTATAATCATCATCAATCTTTTCAATACGATGCAATAGAGTGTCGCCATAGTCGGCTTTATCCCGAGCTTCGACTCGCCGATACTCCTCGACAGTCATTTCAAAGGACATTTCAACCTTCGTTATGGTGGAACGGATCATGCAAACACTCCTTTTGGTTTCTGATTATGTCCTACCATAACATAAGTAGCTATAAATGGCAACAGCTAAATGATGAAATCTTCAATTAATGTCATATTATCAGGATCAATGATACGGCAATCAAGGCCGTCAGCGACAGAATAAGATTTGACTGGCTTAGATTTAACCATTTTGCGTTTTTCTACACCAATTTCATAAGCTCTGACCATAAAATCTCCAAGTTTTTCATCCGGCAGGCTGTGTAGTACATATTCTGTACGGGCGATAGGTTCCGGACTGAGCTCATTACCGCTATAACCATATTCGACATGTGTGTATATAGCATACATTATGCAAACACTCCCTTTACATAATCAACAGGCGCGGAATTTCTACCTGTATTTGTTACAACTTTCGGACGTTCCACACGATCTTGATGGTTGGTGCCCTCAAATGTTACACGATCAACCCTTTTAACAACCTTCTCCTTGGCAGCTTTATCAAGTTGACGCCAATATTTTGCAATACGCATAACACCACGCCGGTTGACCTTCAACCATTTTTCAAGCTGCCAGTCTTTCAGTGTGCCATATTTCAGATAAGATTTTGCGGAAAGGGTGCCAGAATAGGCATCGCCGGAGGTGAATCCTTCCATGTTGTCAACATTTGTGTCGGCAACCTGTTTTTCACTTTCGGTCTGTTTGTTAAAAAGTACAACCAGTGCGCGACCAACAAGCTTAACCTTCAACTCAGGTGAAGCGTTGATGATCATGCTTTGCAAGCTGTCGCGGGTGACGAGATATTTTGTTTCGGACATATCAAACTCCTTTTTGATTATGTCCTAATATAACACAAGTAGCTACAAATGGCAACAGCTATTCTGGAAAAAACTCGTCATAGTCTAGATAATCTTGTTGGTGTTCCATCCAAAAATTCTTAAGATTCTTGTTAAATCGTCTAGGTTGTTCTGTCTTAATGACAGCACGGATAGGTAAGTTGATCTTTTCAATCTCTTGTTCGTTTTTCATAAAATTACTCCTTAGATAGGAATACCAGGAAAAGCCTTCCTGATAATGTCGGCATTGAGTCCATCAACACCGAAATCTTTCTTAAGCATACCCAGAAATACATCTGATTCCTTTGGATTCATTGCTTCTAGTATTTGCACTAAAATCTGTTTGCGTCTCTCATTGGTGAGATTTGGAGCCGCTCTAGGATGGCCCTGAATAAACAGGTATATTGACTGCATTTCCTTTTGGAGATTTGATGTACCAGGCCCCGGCGGCAAATCAAACCGTCGCCATTCCACTGTGTCCCAATCTATATCCACCAATTGTATATCTTTGTTAAAAGCTACGGTTAGTACATCACGAAATGTCTTGGAATCGTTCCTTTGTAGGATATCAACCTTTTCCATTTCATCCTCTCCTAACGTAAACTCCTCCAGTATTTCCGATATATCTTTCATGTTTCCCTCAAACATTTAGCTTTGACAAACTTCCAGTCTGCTTGTGTTTGTTGATAGAACTTGACAACACCTAATGCATAGCTATAACAATCGTTTGTGGTGTGCACATATGGCGGCATTGGCATGTCATATTGTCCGGGTACTCCGGCAATGGTATAATATAATATAAGCATAATTTTCATGATCAGAAGTCTCCCAGATCAGTCATTAGATTTTTGAGTTTGAACTTGATAAAATAATTCATCAAGTCGCCTTTAGTGCCAGTTTTGGCTTCTTCATATGATTGCACAATCTGCGTTATATATTCATCTGGAATATATTCAAAGTCGATCAATTGCTTGTTACGGTCATAATTCCTAATCATATCATTGGTTGCCCATAGGTTAACGTCTTGTGAAATCCAATTAGGCAACTTTGATCTTTGAATGTTTGATTGTCTTTTGTTAGGATCAACAAAGACATTATCTGGAGATTTGATGTTAGGAATGCCGTCACCACTGTCACCAAGGATAATGTGTTCCTTGATGTAGGCAATAGGATCATCGATCTTGAGGAATTGTTTACTTCTAGGACTGTATTGTTCAACATTAGGATAACGTTGGAGTTGTACAAAGTCCTTATCGGAAGATAGAATAAGAATCTTTTCATTTGGCGCATGTCTCTTAGCCAAGACTGCAATAATATCGTCAGCTTCACACTTTTCGACATGCACGACCTTATATGGAAGGTTTTCCGTGATTTCATTTCGAATCTTATTGATGGAATTGAAAATCAAATTCCAGTCATATGCCGAAGCTTCCCGGTTCTTTTTCCGTGACTGTTTGTAGAACGGAAAGAGGTCCTTCCGCCAATAGTTCTTGCTGTCGCAGGCCACAACAATTTGGCCATATTTCATGCCGAATTTCTTTTTGTATCCGCGGAGTGAGTTGAGTACCATATGGCGAATTAAGTCTTCGTTAATATCGCTTCGTTTAATTCCGACCATAAGGTTTGATATAATCACTTGGTTCAAATCAACCAAAATCATTGTATTGCTTTCTTATATTATTTTTCAGGTTCAGGTTTCGCCGGTTTTGGTTCGGTGTCACATGGTATTTCATCATAATCACCGCCGGTAATCTTATTTATAGCGTCCAATATACCAGTTAATTGAGCATCGAGCTCGGTTACATCACCTAGTGTACTATTTTCAAGTTCTGATAAAGCTTTAGTTTTAACCGCAGCATCCAACCAATCATGCAAATGGTGATCAAGTTCGAAATTGCGGTAGACAATGGACCGAATAATATCATAAAGGAACATCATGTCCCGTTCAATTTCTTTGCTGTCCGATGCATCAATTCCCATTTGATTCATATGCTGAGCAACAATATAAAACAACTCACCAGCCATACTCTCAGCATCATTCTTTATGCCTTTTTTGATTGATTCCTTCACAACATCGGCCGGTACAGAACGTACCACCTTGTGTGCTGGAAACATTATGATATCAGCTTTCATTTGAACACCTTTAGTAGGATGGTTTCTGTGTTGATTCGTCCTGTAGGAACAGAAGGTTTTGTGGTCAAGGATTTGAGATACTTTATATTCTTGGTCTTGGTAGACTTCAACAGTATCTTAAGCATTTCCTCAGGCTTACGCAACTTTCTGGTTTCCGATGAATCAGGATCAAACCCCTGTACAGTGGTGCCTTTCATACCTAGGCCCTTAGGACCCATAGCAGTGTAAACGGTCACTGTCTTATATTTAGTGTTATACACCCACAAATGATCACAACCAATGATTGAAACTGGCGCAATAGATTGCAACTTAAGTTCCTTGTCAGTTTCCTTAAACTTCACCTTTTCGACCTGTTTGGTTGCAGGCGTTTCCTTCACCTTCCTAGTCTTGCGGACCTTCTTGGTGTTAGAGGCAAAGCGTTCAATGTCATCCAGTATCAATTGGAGACGCTTGGAGAGTGTTACCAACTCCTTTTTGGTGCAGTTATGGTATGCCTCCACACACTGGTCGTCCTTTTTAGTGAAGGCCAGATTGACCTCCTCCAACTCAGCCTTCCAACGGTCCTCAGTCATTTTAGCCACAGCACCAGATGATGCATTAGCCTGTAAAAACTCGTATGGCGAGAAATCTGCTTCACCATACAGCAATTCTTCAAGATCCACAATCAAATCATATGATTTATGGCG